AGCGAATTTTTACAATCAATAGGCGTAGGTGGCAGCGAAGACCCATTAGTTGATATAAGAAAAAGAGAACTTGACCTAAAAGATAAAGAGTTAGATATGGAATCTGACCAATTTGATGTAAAACAAAATCAAAGACAACAAGAAAAAATGATGGATAGCCAATACCAACAGCAAAGACTAGATGTGCAAAAACAAATAGCAGATGATAAACTTGATGTGGCTATTAATAGACTTAAACAAAATGCTGACTTAAAATTATTAGAGTTAGAAAATAAAATACGGGGAATACAATGACAACATCATATAAATTAGAAGCCATAGCAAAATTAAAAGCTGAAAAAAAACAAATGCGCCAGCAAGAAGCTATGGAATTAAAACAACAACAAGAAGCAGAAGGTAAAGCGCATCAAGAAAATATGGCTAGAATTGCAAAGAAGATGGCTATAATTAACGGCGAACAAGTTGTGGAAGAAAAACCTAAAAAACAAGTTAAAAAAACACAACCAAAAAAAACAACTGCAAAAAAACCAGTTGCAAAAAAACCAGTTGCAAAAAAAAAGACAACTAAAAAAACAAAATAAATGGACGATATAGAATTAATAGAAAAAATTAAAAGAACCATATCTGAAAGAGAGCTCCAAATACAAGAAACACTAATGTCTGGTGGACTAAAAGATATTGAACATTATAAATATTTGCAAGGAGAGCTTTCTGCTTTATACTATATTGCAAATGCAATTAGTGACATAGGCAAAGATATATGACAGATGTACAAAAAAATAACGTAATGGCAAAAAAATTAGCAGAAGCTTACGTTGAGCCAGATGCGATAGTTTTAGACCCAGAAAAATTAGATAAAACAATTTTAGACAGGATGCCACAACCGACAGGATGGAGAATGTTAGTTTTACCTTATGCTGGTAAAGCAAAAACAGACGGTGGTATCATACTTACAAAACAAACAACAGACCGCGAATCTTTAGCTACAGTAGTAGCTTATGTGGTAAAAAAAGGACCACTTTGCTATAACGATAAAAAACGTTATGGCGATACTCCGTGGTGTGAAGAAAAACAATGGGTTTTAATAGGGCGTTACTCTGGCTCTAGGTTTAAACTTGAAGATGGTGCAGAGGTCAGAATCATTAATGATGATGAGGTTATAGCCACCATTCTCAATCCAGATGATATAGTGAGCTTATGACGATAGAAAATGAAAACAAACAAATTCAACCAGAAGTTGAAGAAATACAGGTAGAGGTTACTGATTCTGAATCACAGGAGGTGTCTCAAAATGCTTCTAGTGAAGATGAACTAGAAAATTACACAAAAGGTGTATCAAAAAGAATTAATAAATTAAATGCTAGAAAAAGAGCTGCTGAGGAAAAAGCACAAGCTTTAGAACAAGCATTACAACAAAAAGAGGCTGAGGTACATAATTATTATCAGCATGCAGTTCAAGCACAACAAACTTCTCTTGCAAAAGATGAAGAATTGATGTCTATAAAAGAACGTGAAGCAAACGAATTGTTTAAAAAAGCGCATGAGTCTGGTGATGCTGAAATGATTTCTAAGGCAGATAGTCTTAAAAATGAAGTTTCTATACAAAAAGAAAAAGTAAGAATAGCAAAACAAAGACAAACAGATTCTTATAGTCAAGCACAAGCTCAAACTCAAGTGCAGCCACAACAACAAGTGCAGCCACAACAACAAGCAGGCCCAACACAAGAAGCTTTAGATTGGGCATCTGAAAACAAATGGTTTGGTGAAAATGCAGAAGCAACACAATATGCTCAATTTACGCATGTAAATTTAGTTAATGAAGGATTTGAACCAGATTCAAATGAGTATTACAATGAATTAAACCAAAGAATTGGTAAAGTTTATCCCGATTTAAAATCGGATAATGCTGAACAAAGTGAGGGCAGACCCGCTGTGCAAAGAGTCGCCTCAGCCTCCGTAGGAGGTCGGCAAAAAACACAAGGCAAAAAGAACGGTGTGCAATTTTCAAAAACAGAAGTTGACAGACTCCGTGGATTAAAGCCATACGGCATGACAGAAGACGCTTGGCTAAAATCCGTTGCTAAAGAAAAACAACGCATTGCATCTAGGGAGGCAAAATGACAACAGAAGAAAATAATGAAATGACACATTCCAGAAATTCCCGTGAATCCGAGCAACACGCTAAAAATACTCGTAGACAACCATGGCGACCAGTAAGAAAACTTGAAACTCCTCCGCCACCAGAAGGATACGAATATCGTTGGATAAGAGAATCCATGCTAGGGCAAGAGGACAAGGCAAATGTAAGTAGAAGAATTAGAGAAGGATGGGAACTCGTAAGAGGAACAGACTTACCTAGTGAATATGCTTATCCTACTGCCGATGAAGGTGCACATGCTGGTCTTGTTTATAGTGAAGGACTTTTATTAGCAAAAATACCTATCGAAACAAAGGAACAACGTAATGAATATTACGAAGACCAAACCCGTCTTAAAAAAGAAGCTTTAGATAACAATATGTTTTCTGATGCTAAAAAAGATGGTAGATATGTTAAGTATGATGCTGATAGAAGGTCTAATGTTACTTTTGGTAAAAAGTAACAATCATATTTAGGAGAATATAAAAATGGCTAATAAAGATAGCGCATTTGGATGTAAACCTGTTCGTATGATGGGCGGAGCACCCTTTTCTGGCGGTCAAAGCCGATATAGGATTGCTAGTGGAGCTACAACACCTATCTTCCAAGGCGACTTGGTAACTCAGCTTACAGCTGGGGTTATAGGTAGACACGCCGCAACTGGAACCGTTCCGATTGTTGGAGTGTTTAATGGTGTTCAGTACACTGACCCAACCACAGGCGAACAAGTGTTTAAAAACTATTATCCTGGAAGCATCGCTGCTTCTGATATAATAGCAAGCGTCGTTGATGACCCTAATGTTGTTTTTGAAATTCAAGGAGACGCAGCAATGCCTGTGGCAGACTTGTTTGGAAATTTTGACATTGTTGATGGTTCACCAGTTGGCGATACTTCATCTGGGATTTCTAACATGGAAATTGCAGTCAGCACTGGTAATACCACTGCTACTCTGCCTTTGAAAGCGTTAGATATATCTCAGGACCCTGATAACGATGATGTTTCATCATCAAATACTAATGTCCTTTGTGTCATACAGAATCATATCTGTGGACAAAAAGGTGCTGGTTTAGCATAAGGAGATAAATAATGGCAATTTCAAGAGCACAATTAGCGAAAGAGCTAGAGCCTGGTCTAAACGCACTTTTTGGGATGTCCTATGATGAATATAACGAGGAATATAAAGATATTTTCGTTATTGAAGATTCTAATAGAGCATTTGAAGAAGAGGTCTTGGTAACAGGGTTTGGTTCCGCACCACTTAAGTCCGAAGGACAAGGGGTTCAATTTGACAACGCATCTGAAAGTTACAGTGCACGTTATACACACGATACAGTGGCGTTAGCGTTTGCTTTAACAGAAGAAAGTGTTGAAGATAATCTCTATGACTCACTCGGAAAAAGATATGTTAAAGCATTAGCAAAATCAATGGCTAACACTAAGGAAGTCAAAGGTGCTGATGTTTTAAATAATGCTTTCTCATCTAGCTTCACAGGAGGCGATGGTGTATCACTTATTAACACTGCACACCCACTTTCAGGTGGTGGTACAGCTGCGAACAGAGCTACTACTATGGCTGACTTAAATGAGGCTTCATTAGAAGACGCATTAATAGATATTTCAACCTTTACAGATGATAGAGGTTTAACAATTTCTGTGCAGGCGGACAAACTTGTGGTTCCACCACAATTAGTGTTTGTAGCTGACAGAATTTTAAACTCTCAGCAAAGGTCTGGAACAGCTGATAATGACATTAACGCAATTAAAAACACAGGTGTATTACCTGGTGGTTATGCAGTTAATCATTATCTTTCTGACCCAGATGCTTTCTTCATCCTTACATCTGTTAATAGCTCAGGCGAAGGTCTAAAAATGTTCCAAAGGTCTCCAATGGAAACCTCTATGGAACCAGACTTTTCTACTGGCAATATCAGATATAAAGCAAGGGAAAGATATAGCTTCGGTTTCTCTGATTGGAGAGGAATCTACGGCTCACAAGGTGCATAATTTGAAGTCGTAATACACTTTATTACTCAGTATTACAATTTAAAGGGCCTT